AGCACCATCATCGACTCGCGATCATTCTTCTGATCGTTCGCCTTAGCCCAGCACTTGCGCCATCTGTTTGAGTCAAACGTTTGATCGTAGTAGCTTCTCTCTTGCTTCGGCTTGCCGAACAAACGTGTTGCTGTCGATAGGGCGTGCTGCGGCAATAGCTGCACTCGATGTAGTTGCCATATGCGGAGCGCGGCGAACACTTCGTGCATCAACGCTCCCGCCTCCAGCGCCATCGACCGGGCCGTTGTCTCGTACTGCCTCTGTGCTGATACCGCTCCGTACGTCGGGCACGTGTTGATGTTCGTCAAGCGACTGTTCGAGAACGGGTGCAGCAGCTTCTGTGCGGCTGTCGTTGGCGTGATCGACACTATCTGGTGCTGTCCCGGCCCCCGGTCGCGGACCTGTGGCTTCGCTCTTTTCGTAGCCAGCTTTGGCATCTAAGTACCTCCTGAGTTGTTCCTGGCAGCCCTCGACTACGATCATGAACTTAACCGGGTCTGCCCCTATGTTCCTAACAGAAAACTCCAATGCGTGAAGCGCCTCATATAGCTCTGCGTCCGCCTTGGCATCGAAGTATGTCCCGTCGTCAGCAAGGAATCCGTTGACGCTTTTCATTTCTTCTGCCTCTGCAAACTTTCCTCGCATCGCTTTGCCAATATCTCAGCGACTTCACGAGGAAGCACGACATGCGCCAATGTACGACCTGACGGGCCACGCCATAACAGTTGGCTATGTATCTCTGCAATCGCCATCTCTAGCGCCTCTAGCGTTTCCACTTTAGTCATCCTTCTTTTGAGTCACACAGTTGCTCGCGTGCTTCACAATCGAATCGGCAAACTGCTTTGCGTCCTGTGGCCCGAAGCCGATCCATGCGATGCGCGTACCGAAGTCTACACGCACCATCTCACCGTCATCACTGATACTTACCATCAGTGCGCCTTCATCATCTGGAGTCGCCTTGCCCTGTGGGAATTCTCCGGTAGGCCCCAACCCTACGAATATCATCTTAACCATTCACTTGTCCCTCCTGTGCCTGTGATGTGCAGCCCGCCGGGGAGGAGCCATTGGTGGTGGACCAACCCGGCGGGCCTTCTTCACCCCCGCCTACGCGAGGGCATGCCTGACCTCACCGTCAGGCAAGCCTACTTCTGCGTTGTAGCAGCTTTGACTGCCCACATGGCAGCGTCTTCGTAGTGCGTCATAGCCAGTGCCCACAAACGAGCCTCCTCCGACTCAACGCCCTTGTCCTGCTCGTCATGACACAAATCAATCAGGTCGGCAGAGTACCGCTTGATCTTCGTGACAAGATCGTTCTTGGACGGGTTGAAGTCCTCCCGTACCCGTGATGCGCCTAGACTTCCTGCTGGCATACTATCCTCCTGCTATGTGTGTGACTCAAACAGTGGCCCGCCGGAGTAGCGATGGGTGGCGGAACTCCGACTGGCCTGTACGCTGGCAGAGCGGGAACTATGCCAGCCTACCTCTGTCGCCTACGCGAGCCTATTCGTCTTCTGCTTCCGTACCAGTCCAGCCAAACCGACCAGACCAATACCGAACAACAGGAACGATGCAGGCAATGGCGTCTGAGCCACTGCCGGTGCCGCTTCGATAAAGAAGCTATCCGGGCCATCGTTCAACCCAGACATGAGCGCCACGAAACCGATCGTGTCACCCACATGCACATCGTTCAGGTTCAGCAGCGCCCCGGTGATGGAGTAATCCGGGAAGCCGGTGCCGTTGTTCTTCGATGGCACGTTGCCGGTCGTCCCACCCGTGAAGCTCGCCAGCACGGTATGCGTCGTGAAGTCGAGGAAGAAAAACGAATTCAGCGTCTGCGGCTGGTTCGTATCATTCACGTCCACGCCGATGCTGAACCCCAGGCTGGTGTCGTTGTTGGCAAGCAAGAATGCCAGGAACGGACTGCCTGCACCAATCGTGTAGCCGGTGGCGAACGTGTTATCCGCCAGCGTATTGCGACCACCGTTGCCTTGATCGCTGAACGCTGTGATCGAGGACACATTGCCATTGTTGCTGTAGTCGTTGTAGCCGAAGTTTGCAGGCTGGTTCGGCTGGTTGGCACCGCAGATGACACACGGCGCGTTCTGCGGCTGATTCCCGGCAGGCACGACAGCCCCCAGACTCAAACTGCCGGAGTTGGTCGTGTCCCAAGTAGCACCACCCAGCGTGATGGTACTTGCAGACGCCGGAATGGCGAGCATGAGCAACATACTCGCTAGCAAGAGCTTCTTCATTTAGCACGTCCTTCTGTTCTGGGTCTTTGCACTCAGCAACAACCTAATAGACCCTTGATCTTAGGCTGTTTGACTCAAACAGGACCAATCGGCTGCGGTACGTCCGCGAACCAATAGATGGCCAATGCTGCAATAATCAAAGCAATAAGGATTGCAGCCGCAACGTACACCGAACGTTCCATCTCAGTCGTCCTCCGGCTCGTTCGCCACACTCGCAACCTCGACGCCATCCGGCCTGCCACCACGAATGAACTGGCGCATCTCCCGTTGCTGCACTTCGTTAAGCTGCACGAACCCCTGCATGGACGTTGCCATATTCTCAACCAGCCTGGCACACAACGTAAGCTGATTCTCCGTCTCGATCAGCCGCTCGTACAGCAATGTGAAGAAGTACGCGGGCGGCCCCTCTACACCATGAGCGCGCAACTCTCGCTGGAACTCGTTGAAAGTCATGTGTTCATCTCCGTGATGACTTCCATCGGCTCACCGCATTCGGGACACAGAGGCGTGCTATCCCTACCCTCTGCGTAGCACAGCCATGTCTGCACACCTTGACTGCACCTAGCCATGAACGTATGCTGCGGCAATATCTGCGGATACCGCGTCCTCATGACGTGATTACCCACCTGGCGGTCTTCCTGCTCTGATAAACCCGTTAATCTTTCCGCTCTCTTTATGCTCTCGCTCGTCGTCGTCGCCATCTGGTATCTCCACTATGTTACTGAGATGAAAGTCCAACTCCTGCTGATGCTGCACAATCCTGTTCAGTCGATCATTGATTGCCTTGTCGAGCCTGTGCATCCTGTCCAGGTCACGCTTCAACATCTGGTATTCACGCATGACCCGCAGTCGTTCCTTCGATACCAGATGCATGTTCTTGGCATTCACACCTGCGTAGTACGTCACAACCGCAGCCATGCGGCGCGCTCTAACCTCCAGCAGGTGGTTCTCGATCTGATCCCGTGTCTTGTCACTGAATGTCGGCTGCAACACTAGAGGCATTTTGGCTTTCTCCACCTTGGCTGATAACGGCCCCAGATCGTGCCTTTCATCCACGAGATGCCACTACCTTCCTGACAGCCTGCACCGTCCGAACGCCACCAGACTATATGGCGTGGACAACGGCAAAGACTATCTGCCCATATGGCTTCCAACAACGCTCGCATCTCAGGCTCCTACGCACTTGCCGCAGTAATGATGCCATTCATCACCCTTCTTACGTGCCCTCCAATGCTCTCGGTGCAGCAGGTTCATGGCTGTATCCCAATTAGCAGTATCTGTTTCCAATACCTCATGGCACCCATTGCACTCGAAAACAATGTTACCCTTCTGACGGTCTATGGTCATCGCGATCCTCCTTCGGTGGAAACGTCACACCCTTACCAGCCTTCCATTCGAAGACTGTCATATCACCGCCGTCTGTGATAATGACTCGATTCACAATGCCCATCCTCACCGCAACGTTACTGGAGTAATGCCTCGCAGCCTTCACCGCCTCCTCAGCATCCACATACCTGCGAACGTATTCATATCCACCATTGGCAAAGAACTGGCATACCGAAAACTTTTCGTCGTTCATGTTAACCCTCCTTGAATAGCACCTACATGCAGGACAGCAACCCCAGAAGCAACATGTGCATTTCTTGAACATCTGATCCCCCTTCGCAATCTGCGCTGTGTGAGTCAAACACCCGCTCCCCACCTTCGTGAGGACATGCTTCGCGAGTGCAGCCAGGCAGGGAGGCCGACCGGAGTGCGATCAAGTCGGCCTCCCCTTCACCAAGCGTCCTGTGGAGGGCGATCCTAAGGACGCTCAGTTATCACAATGCGTTTCTGTGGTTTGGTCGGCACCTTGGCGCGCTCGACCTGTTCCTTCATGAGCGGGACCGGAACGTTGTACGCCTTGTATGCCCATGCAGCCAGCACATCTGGATCAAACCTTTTCACAGGCTCGGTCACAGCAACAGTCACAACGAAATGCCTGCTCTCCGCTGCAATATGCGTGCCTGTCTCCAAGTCAGCAACCTCAATTACACCGTTCCCCTTGGCAATGTCCATCAGACGCTCGTAGTGACCATCAGCCATCTTACTGATCTGCGCCCACATATACATCTCCGCCAGGACACTCGACAGGTTCGCACCCCTGCCAGTATCCGGCTTGACCTTCGCCAGCAAGTCACCCGTCAGCTTGCCCAACTCCTTCACGATCCTACCTTGGAACGTGCTCGCCTGAGCCCCACTCGGCTCCGGCCTCTCCGCAGCTTCCTTCATCTTCGCTCTAGTTGCCATGTTCTGCACTCCTGTTGTGTGTGACTCAAACACTATCGCCGACCATCGATCGGCGACGGAACAGACCTTTGGTTCTTCCCAAGCTCGTCCAATGCCCTTGGGTCGATCCTATGCGAGAGGTTCTCGTTGGTCTTGAACACATCGTTCATGCGCCGAACGAAATCAGAGAGATCATCCGAAGCGCGCATGGTCTGCTCCCTGATGGCATTCGCAAACGCCCTCAGATGATCGCCTTTCACCTTCGCCTCTGCCTCCAATTGCTCGGCGGCATCCTCCAATTGCTTGGCTGCGTTGTTCCCAATCTGCTCGACAGCCCGCACCGTGAGCCCTGTAATCTCTTCCTTAGTCATTTCGCACTCCTTTCGCTCTGTTCGATTTCGCTTTGCTCTACTGGTTTGTAAATGCCTATCAGCTTGTTGTCGCTGTTCACATCGCTCTCGTCAAAATAGTGATGCCCGGCCTCGCACGAGAACGATATGCCCACCTTGTCGTACTCAATACGCGACACGCCCCCAGGATGACAGGTGACGCTGCCCCCATCTACCACCACAAGATCGCCATGCTTCAGATCGCGCATCCCGACCTGACGCAACGCAACCAACTTGTCATCCCTTATCATGTAGTTGATGGGATCGAAACTTTCCCCGGCTCGGTGATTAGTCACCATTATCCAACGCCGAGCCAAGTCCCTCGCACTCGTCTCGGCCTCTTCTTTCGTAGCGAACCGCAGCGCGTTATCGAGCCACTTCTCGCCCTCACCAGCAACCTGTACCTGCGGCTTCCAACTCATATCACACCCCCCTTCGGCATGTTCGGCACTAGCGCCATCGCCTCTTGCTTGGTCCGCTGCGGCCTTCGCGTAGCCTGCCAAGGATCGTACTCCCTGCTCCCCTTCCCCATCTTCTCCTGCGGTATCCATGTTTCGTTCGGCCCACTGATGACCCGACCGTTGCCATCCTTGTTATAGACCGGCGCTCGTTCCATCTTCTTAGTCTGCTTCATTTTGCACTCCTGTCTTCCCCGCCTTCGCGAGGACATGGTTTGAGTCAAACACCAACCTGCTCACTGCACTCCCACGCGAATGAGCCCGTATGTGGCCACTGCTACCATCCGACAACTCGTAATAATACAGCGGCACGCCAGTACCGAAGTACTGGCGCCCACCGTACGCATAGCCTTGGCCATTCACAGACACTCTTCGGCATACCGTTACCGTCACCATATCACGCCCTTCCGCAGCTTGGCCAGATCGAAGTGACCCTCGATATACACCGTCTTGCCGGTCACGATCACGGTCGTATCCTTTACTCCCGCATCGCGCATCTTCTTTTCGAAGTCTACGGTCTGGTCATCTGTCAGCTTCAGATGCTTGCCGATCCGTAGCACAGTCTGCACAAACCGATAATACAGACTGTGCCGCACTTCACCACGCCCACCGAACTCACCTGCCAACAACTCAGCTTGCACAACCGCAAGCTCGACTGCTGCTGACCGATCACGTATGCGCTTACCACGCTCGAACTCTTCACTGTGCGGAAATATTGTCATCTTCGCCCTCCTTCATTGGAAGCAACACAACAACCAAACTGGACCACTCACCTAACCCATGATCGCCAATTATCTCTCGCAGTTCAGCCAGCGTCATGTTCACATCCAACTCATGCTCGTTATCACCGAGATTTACCGTAATCGTAACAACCTTTGCGTTTCGCATTTTGCACTCCTATCGTGCCCCACCTCCGTGAGGCCATGGTGTTTGACTCAAACACTCACTGCCGGTCTGCCAACTGCTAATCCCCTTGCGCTGCTGGGCTGTGTTCATGACCACATGTGCAAACAGCTAGAGCGGAGGTAGTTAGACTTGTCGTCAACAGACCGGCGGTACTCAACACTCGCTTGACATGGCACGTAACTCAACAGATCAGCCCACTAACTGACTACACCATGTTCAAGGCTTGTATTGCATTCGGTGTGTGACTCAAACAGACCGGCCCATGGACCGATCACTCGACTAACCACCCCGTGTGCAAACAAGATCAACAGTATATCACTTTGATAGCAATCTGTCAAGCACAATCGTAGGGGTGCGACAATATGTCACACCCCCCTCAGTCAGTGCCATTCTCCCTCGCATTCGTTGCATTTCCCACTCCCAATGAGCCTACCACACCACTTGCACGCCCGTCGAACGATCCATCGCTGTCCAGGTTTGTCGCCTACCCATGCAAGTATGATCACAAAGTCAAGCTCTGGCCGTTCATCGACGACCCGTGCGGCATACGCTCGCGCCTGTCCATCGGTGTCAAATCGCAGCTTGTCCTTGTCCGTTATGCGAACCTCGTACTCGACCTTCATGCGCCTGCTCCTTTCCCCGCCTTCGCGAGGACATGTGTGTGAGTCAAACACGTGCGCCTGTACCCCCGCCTGTCCCAGAGGCAAGCCTCGGCCATATCTGGTGCGCCTGTCCCAGAGGGGGGGGGGACGGCCGAAATGTGGCAAGATTGTGGCAGCGGCTGGACGCGGAACAGGCCGTGAACGCTGTGTGAGTCAAACAAGACCGCTCCAGGAATAGGACCGGATCGGCCCTATTCCTGGCGTTGCGTTGCATGCGGTTACTTAACCATTGCCTTTAGTTCGGCCTTCACACGTCGCGCGACATCTCCGCGCCACGTCGCTGCATTCGAGAGGAAGTAGAGCACAATGCTTTCCGCGCTCTCCGCCCCATAGGTGTCATCGATGCCATGCAATGAATACATAGCCGCGATGTAGGGCATTGCACCGAAATAGGGCCGTTTCCATTCCCGCCTTATCTCTTGGGCAATCTCATATATTGGTCGCATAGTCGCACTCCATTTTCTGTGTGAGTCAAACAAGGATCGGCCCGGCATCCTTTCGAATGCCGGGCCGTATCATTTAGCTAGCGAGCTTCACCTCGATTGCGTTTTTCGTTTCCTCCAGTGCAGCGGCCGCACCCTTCGACAAGGCACCCTGCGTCTTTTCCAACGCAGTACGAAGCGCCTTACAGATAGTCACGATAGCAGCGTCAAGGCTTTCCTTGCCCGTCACTTCCGCGACCTTAACGGCTTGCTGCGCGAGTGTACCGCCCACAGTACCGCTTTGTTTGCCGCGATGCTGTGCGCCGCCCGCTCCCGGTGCCGCTGGCGCAACTCCTTGCGTTGCCGCGCCAATGTTCGCGAGAGCCTGGAACGAAGGTTTTTCGCTGAGTTTAACCGCAGCGTCACCAGTGCCGATAGTCTGGCGTTCGTCCAAGAGCACACGATCCTGCCCGAAATGCTTTTTGACCGCAGGGCCGGAGATCATAAGCGTACCCGACTTAGTGTCGAGCTTCGCTTCAATCTTTTGTTCGATCAGGCCGTGCGCGGCTTGTGCGCATTTCTTAAGCTGCGTCATAAAATTGGACCGGAAGGTATTTTTCTGGTCAAAGTTTTTGACGGTATCGCGGGTCTCTCCCGGCAATGGGAAGCAATCGCCAACGGCCTTAGCCGTGACAACCGCCTCATATGTCAGGCCATTACGATCAACCGTGCCTTTGATTTCACGAAAACCAAGGGCAATGCCGAGTTGATCGTTAAGGCGTTCCATTGCCTTCTTATCGCCGCTGTAGGTCGCGGCAAGGTCAATGGAAGTATCGGCCCTTGCGGCTTTGGCAACCGCAAGCGTCAATTCCGACAATTGCTCGTAACGCTTCACACCACGCAACGTATGCAACTCTTCGACCAATTGCCCGACGCGGGCTTCGGCCGAAAACATCGCATGAATGACGCGCGGGCCGACATCTAAGGACAACGCAGACTTTTTGAGCGGGACTATACCGCCCGTCGTTTCGTTAGCCGCGCGTTCCGCAGCCGTTTCGGCCCTGCCTTGCGGCGGAGACTTAACGGCCCTAGTCGCGACTTTCGCCGCGACTGTCTTAGTGACCACCTTACCGGCGACCACCTTATTCGACACTATCTTAACCATATCCCATTTCCTTTCCCAGGAATGACCACCCGTGCGATTGCGCGGATGGCTTGCCACTATCCTAGCAGCAAGTGAAAAGGCAACGTACGGCCCTCCTAATGGCCGTACGTTGCCCTTGATACTTACTGCGCTTGCGGAACCTTCAAGGGATTGGCTTCAAGATAAGCGCGAATAGCGTCATCATGCGACCTTGCGACATTGCGCGGCGCGGCCCGGTTTTCACCAGCACCACAACCGCCCTCAGTCGAAGGCGCTCGCATGAACGCCAAATAAGCGTCGCGACCAGCGGCACCCGTAGCAGCGCGATATGCACGCCACTTGTAACCGCAAATCGCTTGCCACGATGGCGTTGTAGACTTGTTCGCCATTGCGTCGGTTACGCTTTGGATTGGCGCAATCTCTTGCGATTTCGCCACACCACAAGCGACACACAACGCAACGGCAACAACAACCGACATTCTCTTAAACATAGTTCGCACTCCAGATGGGCGTTATTGCCCGCAATAGACCGCTCGCGACCCATTGCATGCAACAACGTCCACGACCCACATTTGCCGCCTCATCTGTCGCAAGCGCCTTACGTTGTCCGCAACGGGAAACAGAGCGCGCGCAATGTGGGAAATGCCGTCACCGGCAAGTCATCGAAACGCGCGGGATATGCTTCATAGCGGCCCGCGAGCCCCTTGCAGTCAACCATCTGTCTGCGAACCTCCTTTCCAATCAATTAACTATCAAAATCTTAGCATTGTTTGACACAAACAGTCCATGCGACATAGTGTCGCACCCTAAGCCATTGATTTCATTGGGGAAATGACAGGTTGCGGAAAGCTATCAACACAACCTTATCATCCGGGATAGGACTTCCCTCGCCGCAAGGCACGGAATGTCCTATCAACAACCAAATCGCGCACCGATCATCAATCAACAACCAAACAAACACCAATCAAACATCAAACAAACATTGCCGTGCATGATTTGCCGTGCCGATCCGCGCCGCCGGCACGTTTCCACGAAACCCCCACGAAACCCTATCTGTTTGACTCAAAAAGGGAGGCTCCAAAACCACATTATCAAACAAACATCAAACAACAACCAAACAACATGCCGCTCCTACTCAACCCATGCGTGCGTAGGTTCCTGATCTGTTCCTGATCCGTTCTCGTTCTGTTCACGGTCGCCGACCCTCGCCCCCGTTTTCCAAACTGCGACAATATGACGCGTTGACTTTGGGGGGGGGTGGGGGGGGGGATGCGGCACCGGCGGAACCTCAATACGATGAATAATGGCAGAATGCATGGTACGATGCACTGTGTGAGTCAAACACGGGCTGTTTTGTGTGGATGCAGGGTGGGATAATGATGGGGTAAGACTATCCGTGCCTTCGGCGAGGAGAGTCTTACCCCCTAACCCGGTGGAGAGAAGTGGCTTTAGAACACCATGCGAGCGACAAAATATACCCCGCGACACGTCACGCGCTCACGCGCTGTGGGCACTGTGAAATGATAGTTGGTAGGTGTGACATATTGTCGCACCCCATTGACAAATGAATAGAAATGTGCTAAAATAGCGAAGTTTCGCGTGAGAGCGAGAACGGATGCTGGTTATGGGTGGGGAGGGGTATATATACAATTCCGGCTCATCTCCGTTTGACTCAAACATCAGGTGTTGATCATGGCTATTGATCGTAGCTATCAGCGAAAGGGTACTGTTACCTTCGTATGCGATGGATGCGATAGAAGACTGGTCGTAGGCGTTAATCAAGGTTGGCCCAATGCCATGGATTTGGTACGTCGAAAGCATTGGAAGATATGCAAAGAGGATGGCAAGTGGAGTCATTACTGTTGTAGTGGTTGTGCAATGCTTGGTAGCCTGTTCGGAAGCGTGCATTCGGTTGCTGTTTGACTCAAACACGGTGTATTTTTTGTGTATTTTGATAGTTTTGTGGTGTGTTTTTGAGTATTGTTTGAGTCAAACAGTGAATTTTGTGGTGTATTTTGATAGTTTGTTGAAAAAAAGTGCTATCAAATTGATAGTTTAGTGAAAATAATGCTTGACACGCACGCGAATATGTGCTATATTTGGTTGTAATGATGGGATTGTATGGTATAGCTGCGCGTGTCTTTAATCCTTTCCAGCGCGCACCTATTTGGAAGTCTTGAGTACCTGGAGGCCGGGTGCTTTTTGAGACGACCAGTGAAGTGGGTAATGAGCGCGTCGCGGCCGCTGCTTTTACCCTCGTGCCATGCCCATCTTTACAGGGGACCGAGTGCATGAGTCAGCAAATGCGCTCGGTCCCCACTCTTTTTCCGGTCCCCGATCGTAGTCGAGGACAAGTGTTTGACTCAAACAGGAGACTTGAAATGACCGGACCGACCACAGATCAGACGCAAGACATCATCGATCGGCATGCACAGAAGAAGCGGGCCGAGATTCACGAGATTGTCCAGGTGAAACTGGCGAAGTGGAGGGCGGCGGGGTCGCCGGAACTCAATCCGAATGCAGACATGCCGCAGGGTGTGTGGGACAAGGAAACTGAAGTCGCAGTGAAGTCGGCGATCATTGCGGAACAGTTGCAGAAACAGCAGGCTGCGATCGATGCCGAGCAAGCCATTCGGCAGGAGCAGATGTAATGGCGCAAGATCAGAGCATGGCCGATATGGATGCGGTCCATAAGAAGAATTCGGTGCAGGTCGCGGCGCAGGTGGCGGTCAATACAGCGAAGGCAGTGTTGGTACCGCCGAATGTCGGGCGTAGTGAACCTGGCAGCAATCCGAACTTCATGCAAGGGACGGCGAATGGCATCAAGCCGAACGCCTTTATGCTTAATCGCGCGTAACAGGAGGTTTCATGGGAACGAACACAGCTACAGCGAAGGTCAAGGGTGGTTTGTTTGCTGACTCTGCTGGGTTGTTGACACTGACCAGTATCCTTGGCAGGGAAGGCCGACGGACTTATGCGGCTCACGAACTTGGCACGAAGATCGGTTTTCCGCTTCGTGCCATTATGAATGCAACCGCCGGTGTGGCTCCCGGCGGTACTGCCACGTATACGTTTCCGAGTATTGAGCCGAATGTCGAGCTTGGCGGCAAGCGCACGATCAATCAGATTGCTCTTATTAATCGTGCGACGACGGCCGCGGACGTGACCGAGTACAAGAATGACATCTTGAAGTGGTCGCAGCGTTCGACGTTTGGCTCGAATGCGGTGCCGAACAAGGATGGGAACCCGCTGGGGACTTGGTAACATGGTGTTTGAGTCAAACGGAAAGAAGTACCGTGGCAAGAGTTCTGGACGGGCTGTTGCTACGAGGTCGAGGCTGGCAGCTTGGGGCGATCCTTACGTGACGGCGGACGGCAAGACGATTCCTCCTGAGGTCTTGTTTGATGATGTAGCGAAGAGTCACGTGAAGTCGAGTAGTGAGTACAAACCGGCACGTAAGCGGGCCGTTCCTGAGTTGCCAGCCTCACCGAAAGCCATGAAGGGTATCGCGATCGTATTCACCCTGACGATTATGGGGATTACAGATCGCGACATTGCTGAGATGTTGCAGATGACGCCAGCCGAAGTGCGGCAGGTGCGGCAGCATCCAGGGTACAGCGAGACATTCGAAATCGTTGCGAGCGAATTCGTCAGCGCGAAGTCGAAGCGTCTCGTTTCGAAGATTGCGGCATATGCAGACGATGCATTGGATAGTGTGCATCGTATTGCTATGTACGGGGAAAAGGAGAGCAACGTTCTGCGTGCCAACATTGACATCCTTGATCGTGCGGGCGTTCGGCCAAAGGATATGGCTGAGAACAAGGGTGCGCATAGTGAACTCCGCATTACGATTGTCAAGGGTGACAGTGATGCTGAGGTTGCTGTCAACGGTATGACCATCGACAACGTAGGAGGATGAAATGACGAAGAAGAAATCGCATACAGGATACGAGAACGATGCGGAGCAACCGGCAGATGTGGAAGACCCGAAGGCGAAGCATGAATACACTGTGCTGACCGATGGTGCCATCTTCCATAAGGACCATTTCAAGATGAAGAAGGCTGACGTGCCGCCGCCCGAGGAGAAGGAAGGCGATCACGTCACGTGCGGCATCGGTGATGTTGTGGCACTGACGAAGGAAGAAGCCTATGCGGTGCGGTCCAGTGGCGTCGCGTTGGCTGAGAGGCCGGAGCCGGCTGGTAGACCGTCGGCAGAAGAGCGGAGGCAATACGAATGACGTGGGTTCCGAACAAGGCAGGCACCGATGCTATGTCAGGATCGGTCGATCCGCCGTATTCGAAGGTGAATCGCTATGTCGCGAACGTGGCGGCGGTCGCGGCGGCAACGCCTCAGTATCCGGGAGAAACCCTTGTCACGGTGGATACGCTTGAAACGTATCAAGCAGCAGATTCGACAACGGGCCATTGGCAAAAACAAGCCGTCCGACAATAACCCTCAAGGTGTTTGACTCAAATGCCGAATTACAAACTCATCGAAGGGTCTGTGCAGTCTGGCTTTTATCATAGCCGGGCAAAGATACAGGTATTCGGCGGAGCGTTTGCTAATGGAAAGACGACTGCACTCGCGGTCAAGGCGCTGAAGCTGGTCAAGGACTATCCAGGTTGCAATGGACTCCTTGCCCGCGAGACATATCCGAAGCTGAATGATACGCTCAGGCGCGTGTTCTTTAAGTGGTGCCCGCCTGATTGGATTTTGAAGAAGCCGACTATCGACGACAATACGTGCTATATGAAGAATGGCTCGATTGTCAATTTCCGATACATATCGCAGCGTGGCAGGGGTCGTAGCGATGGCAGCGCGACGAGCAATTTGTTGTCTGCGACGTACGATTGGGTAGGGGTCGATCAGGTCGAAGACCCTGGCATCATACACAAGGACTTCCTGGATTTGCTTGGCCGTCTCCGTGGCGATGCATCGTATCTAGCGGACGACGAAGACTTGACGATGCCAGCGAGTGGTCCACGGTGGTTGATGCTGACGGCGAACCCATCGCACAACTGGTTCTACAAGGAATTGATCCAGCCGTACTTGTTGTGGCTGAAGACTGGTCAGAAGGTCGAGAAGCTGCTCATCGATTCCGACACGGGGCTGCCTCTCATGGAACTGTTTGAGTCAGACACGTATGCGAACAAGGCGAATCTGTCCCATGACTATATTGTCGGACTCGAAGCCACTTACAAGGGCCAGATGCGTGACCGTTTCTTGCTCGGAAAGTGGGTTGCATTCGAGGGGCTGGTCCATCCAGATTACGATCCGGCGGTACATACCCTATCGCGTGCGGAGGCCGAAAATTACCTTGCAGAGTGTCTATTGCGACACGTACAAATTCAAGCAGTGGAGGCTTACGATTTTGGTATAGTCTCGCCAAGCTGTTATTTGCTGGGATTTGTGGACGACCGTGGGCGTGTGATCGTTCTTGATGGGTTCTACCAGAGCGACTTTCCATACAACATGCAGCCGCAGGCGATTAGGGACATCAGGGCAAGGTATGCCGGATTGCTGATGTTCAATAATCGTATCCATGCTGATCCTTCCATATTCAAGAAGACGGTCGTTGCTGGGATGAAGGAAACCGGCTCGACAATTGCGAAGCTGTATCAGGATGACAAGATTTACATGCGACCTTCGAGCAACAATATCGTCACAGGTATTGCGAAGGTCAATTCGTATTTGGCAGGCAAGAAGGGTGTGCCACACATTATTACGAGGGAAGACCCTGGGCCAATGATTTACTTCGTCGATGACTTGGTGTTCATTGGTGACGAGATGTCGTCGTACTACTGGAAGCAGAACACTGCTGGCCAGCGGATTGACGAGCCGATGGATGCGCATGATCATGCGATGAATGCGCTGAAGTACATGCTAAGCTATCTGCCAGAGGTAAGCAAGATCATAGTGCCAGAGTCGGCGCTGCCGCCGAAGTGGCAGTATTGGCATGAGACAGAGCTTGGATACAGAGGTAATCACTGACTGTGTGAGTCAAACCATGTCCTCGCGAAGGTGGGGAATAAGGAGGAAGCAATGCAGAACGTTGGTTTGGTTTTACTTGTGTTCGCATTCGTATGTGCTTTTCTTGCTGCGATATGGAATCAGTACCCAGCCGGTCCAAATACGCGATGGCATCTTGGGTGGGCAGCAGTTGCTTTCTGGATAGCTGCCGAACTATTCGGTGGTATCGCTAGGAACCTTGGGCTGCACTAACATTTTACTAGGGGCTGGCAAATGACCTTCGCAGATATTAACGATAGCGATCCGACCGATGTGGGCGACGATGCTAGTGCACCTGCAAAGCCTGGCAAAGAGCCTGCGCCAGTATATCAGATTTACGAAGGCAGTCGCATAGCGATTAGCTCGTCCGTGGGTAAGTTGTGGCAGCGCAGGATCAATGCGGCTACGAAAGCCTACGAACAAATCACGTTGATGTGGGACGAGATTTTCCGATACTACAACAACAGCCAAGGTCGTGCGATTGAGTCGTCGCGTGGCGTCTTCAAGCGTGGCGATGTGACCGAAAACGTGGTGTTCTCGAACCTGAACATCATGCTGCCTGCGGTCTATAGCAAAAACCCAGACATTACTGTCAGCACGTCCGATGACTCGGATCAAGAGTTCTGTCGAGCGATGGAGAAGCTGATAAATACACTATTCAGAACATCGTTGCATGCGAAGCAGAAGATCAAGAAGTGCGTCGGCATTGGGCTGCTAACGAATTTCGGTGTCATGAAGCTGGACTATACTCGAAAAGACGATTCGAGGGAAATCGCTATTCAGCAGATGAGTCAGATTACACAGGAGCTAGCCACTGCGAAGACGCAAGAGGCAGTTTCTATGCTCTACGGGCAGATGGAAGCCCTAGAGATGAACATGGAAGTGATGAAGCCTAGCGGTCCAAGCCTTGGCAATATCTTGCCGCACAATCTGATCATCGATCCGTACTCGGAATTGCAGGACGGCACGGATGCTGAGTGGATGGCTGAGCGTGTCTTTTTGCCGACTGCAATGCTCACACAGCGATTCACGAAGCCCGATCCAGAATCTGCGTCTGAGTCAAACGACCCTGGATCGAGCAATTACGACTGTGGCGCGCGTGTTCTTATTTACAAGCCTACGCACAAGGCTTCATTCGACACGTCTGACGGCAAGCGTGATGACGGGTTGGGGTTTGTGCAGCAGGCTATGGAAGACGCTGTGGATAGCGCACATCATACGGATGATGAGCGTACTGCGTATTTGAGAATGTATACGACAGAGTGCTATTTGGTCTGGGACAAGCTGACGCATCGCGTTATGCTGTTCCATCGTGACGATTGGAAATGGCCCTTGTGGGTGTGGGATGATCCGTTGCACATCACACGCTTTTTTCCGTATTTCATTATTGGTTACACTATGAGCACCGGCGGAACAGTCGGTGTGGGCGAGACTGCATACTATTTGGATCAGCAAGACGAAATCAACACAATCAATCGCAAGCTGCGACGCATGCGAACGTCTGTGTTTGACTTCTTTTTCTACAATTCGGACAAGGTGGATGGCGATCAGGTCGAGAAGATGCTGAACGGCATTCGTGGGGAAAGCATCGGAAGTGACTTGAAACACATCTGCGGCATCAAGGCTGGTGAGGGCAAGATTTCGGACATTTTCGAGTCGTTGTATCCTCGAATGGATGCGTACAAGGAATTGTTCAACAAAGAAGACCTGTTTGACTCAATCAACCGTATCACGAATACGAGCGATGCGTTGCGCGGTGTTCAGTTCAAGACGAACACGAACGAAGATGCCGTCAACACGTATCAGGAGTCGATGAAGCTATCGGTTGGGGCGAAGGTTGACGTTGTGGAGGATGTTGTTGCTGACATAGCGATTTCACTCGCCGAAATGTGTGTGCAGTACATGAGCGTGGAGGATGTGATTGGGCTCATTGGGCCTGCGTTGGGTCGGAATTACAAGCAAATGTCTGTTGCGATGCTGAATAGTACGTTCAGTATGGAAATCGTTGCTGGTAGCATGGAGAAGCCGAATAGTATATTCAAGAAGAAGGAGGCGATTCAGATTGCGCAGGCCGTTGGGCAATTTGCGCAAGCGGCACCCGGCGCGACGCTGAAAGTGATGCTGAAGGTGCTGCAACAGGCATTCACAGAGGTTGTGATCCAGCCAGAGGATTGGGCAGCAATCGATGCGGAGATTACGGCAAAGACTGGTCAGGGTGCTGGCTCGGCTGGTGGAACACAGCCTGGTGGAAACGTGCCCGCAGATCAGTCTCCAGGTGGTGCGGATGCTGGAACGCCAGGAGCGCCTACACCATCCCCGACACAGGGACCAGGTACGATGCCTGGGCAGAACATTGAGCAGTTGCTTGCTAGTATTCCGCCCGATGTCAAGGCACAGGTTGTGCAGATGAAGAACTCGGGCGCTGATCCGCACATGATTATGAGCTACTTGCTACAGCATGTTGCACAGTTGCATGCGCAGAATGCCCAACAAGGCGCGCCCCCGGCTGGGCCAGCACCGCCGCCGTCTGGTGGTGGGGCTGCTCCGCCAAAGGCGCCGCCACCGATACTACCCAAGAAGTCCCCACTAGCCAAATTGAACCCAATGCAGTAGGAGAAGTGTAATGACGGAACGGAACCTGGACGGTGGTTCAGAGAGCGCCATGGATATGGTGCTGGATAACCTCGGAATGGACGAGGCTGATCTTGGCGGCGATGAAGGCGGAGAAGAGTTAGGAGGTGGCGAAGACTACGGTGAGATAGAAGAGCCACGATCACGCGGTGAAGCGTTTGAGTCAAACGAGGATCGCAGACAGGCTCGACAACAGCAACCGCAGCGACAACAGCCTGGACAGCAACAGGCACGACAGCAACAGCCCGGACAGTTGCCGCGTGGTGCGGAAGTACAGGCGGACCAGCGTGGGAACCTCATTGGACCTGATGGCAAAGTCGTCGCCAAGGCGGGATTTGAAGCCCGCATGTATCAGGAGGCGCAGCGTTCGAGGCGCGAGCTTGCCACGGAGCAGATTCGGTCCCAGGACTTGTCTGGGCGTCTGAACCGTGCTATCGAGTTGGGACAGCAGTTCCATGGACGTGTGGAGCAGTTAACGGCTCAGTTGAACGACCGGAATACGGCTGCGGCACGTCTTGGGTTGGACGATTCTGAGTCCATCACGGCGATGCAGATCGCGTCTGAGGCGAAACGTGACCCTGTGAGTGCGCTCAAACGCATTCTGACGATGGCTGCGGCTGCTGGCGTCGATGTGACAAAGATCGGCATTGCGCCCGGCGGTGTGGATACTCATGCTCTCATGGGCATGGTGCAGAACGAGATTAGGGGTGCGTTGACGCCGTTACAGCAACGTATGCAGGCTGAGCAGCAAACTCAGCAGCAGCAGGAGACGGCGCAACGTGTCTATCAGGAGACGGAGCGTGAAGTTCAAGGTTTCTTCATTCAGAACCCCTCGGCGAGGGAGTACATACCCATCTTCCATGCTGTTCTGAGCCAGCCTCAGTTTCAGCATATGTCGATGAGTGAAGTATGGGCCAGAATACAGTTGAACCACATGCGGTTGACATCTCAGAACGGCAACCGGCAGGTGAGGCAGGCAAGACGAGTAATGCCGACCGGACGTGGAGCACCCTCGTTCGCTGGGCAAGGCGACATGGCACCAGTAAACCAATCGTACGACTCGATCCTTCGGGAGACACTCGACGCTTTGGGTGTTTGAGTCACACACAGGAGCAATATGATGGCAACTCTCGACACGGTTGTCAACGCTATGTTGACTCGCAGCCGCGCCAAGCTGATTATGGCATCTGCGATTTCCGGTACAGTCAGCGCATACCTCCATGCGAAGAAGCGCGTGGTGGTCGAGGATGGCGGCCCGCAGATCAGCAATCCGCTGATTACTGGCCTCAATCCCAATGTGACATCGATGCAGTACTACGACACTGTGCCGGTGAACCAGACTAACGAATTCGTGACGGTCAATCACTTCATGTCACGGGTCGTCGGATCGCTTATCATCTCCGACCAGGAAGAGGACGAGAACCAGGGTCGTGCGGCGATCTTCAAGATCATCAAGGGCAAGATCATGGCCTTGGATGAGTCCATCTCTCGTCAGTTCGCTATGTACCATACGAGTGTGGGCGCCGGAACCGACCCAAACGGCCTCGGCAATCTCATTCCGGTTGATCCTACCAGTGGCTCGGTTGGTGGCATCAGCATGGCGACGGAGAGCCAGTGGAGAACGTCGGCGTACGACTTCACGGGGACGCTCACGCCTGAGAACATCGAGGAGGCATTCGATGACATCACCGAACTTGACCTCAATCGGTCAACAGACGGCCAAAGCTCTCCGCAGCCTACTGTCATCTTTGCCGGTCGCAACATCTACAGAATGCACAAGGCTGCGGCCCGTGACAAGCAACACATCGACCTGGACGCCACAGGAACTGGCAAGAAACTTGTCAATCTGGGGATTGTCGGCACAACCCACAACGGCATTCCGTTGCTGTTCGACGAGAAACTGAACGCCAATCAGGCGTACTTCGTCAATGACGGCTACATGACGCTGCATGTGCTGCGTGGTGTCAACATGAAGATCAAGCAGCTTGTTGCGCCATGGTCGATGGATGCTACGGGTCGTCGTGTCGTGTGGGAAGGTCAACTCTGCACATGGCGCAACTACCGGACGCATGCCTTCCTCACCAATTAGGAGTAACGTCACATGATGACTGCGAATATGATCGGTGCGCGACTCTCGTTTGTGGTGCGGGAGTTGCAGGGCACAGTCAAGCGAGAGAAGGTGCGTCTTGTCTTGACCAAGAAAGGTAATGCCAAGTCGCGCGATCAGTACGAGTGGAAGCGCGAGATGGTCGAGGAGCCTGCGGGGTACATGGTGTACTTCCCGCGTGGTCACGTCGCGCGGTTTCCGACCAGGCAGCTTCTGGAGCACTACAATCTGCACCTGAAGCCTCGGGTCATCAACCTTGATGGCTTGACGGACCCGAACAGCCCGCTCGGACGGGTGATGCTGGCGCAAGACAATGACGCTCGCGCCGGTGCCATGATAGACATGGAAACCATGGTCATCCAGATGGCTTGCGCAAAGACTGGTCCGCAGTTGATGCCTGAGCAGATCGTAGACAGGGAGGCAGCATAATGGGCGCTCAGGACCGTAAGTTCTTCCAGCAAGGCGTCAATATGTATGTCAAGGCGATGTCGTATTCGTCTGACATGCTTGACCTTGAACCGCAGTCGTTCAGTCTCGGTACTCCGGCGGCTGCGAATCCTACCAAGTACGGAACGCTCATTGCAGCCAACTCTGCGGCGAATACGAGTGTGGCAATATCGCCTGTTGGTGTTGCCGACTCTCCGTACGGACGCAATATCGTCGTTACACCGTCGGGCGTTCCTGGCAATGCAAACGTTATGGATGTCTACGGCCAGGACTATCTCGGTCAGCCGATGGTTGAACGGTTTACTGGTTCGGCGGCTGCGTCGGCTGGACTTGTTGGCAAAAAAGCGTTCTACCGTGTTCTGTCGGCGAAGAATATCACTCCGGCGACGAACGCGATCACGGTCTCGATCGGTACTGACGTGAAACTTGGCTTCCCGTACAAGGGCATCATTGCCTTTGCTCGTGAAGCGGGTGCGACGATCCTGGCGGCTGCCATCACTGGCACGAACCAGGTGCTGGCGGACCTGACCGATCCAGCAACGAACGTCACCGGCGACCCTCGCGGCACGTACCAGGCTGCGGCTGCACTGAACGGAACGACCAAGATCGAAATCGAACTGTTCGGTGACGGGAGCGTGAATGCAGCAGGCAATGGTGGCTTGTTGGGCATTCAGCACTTCGGCGGTTAGTGTGTGACTCAAACAGGGGTGGGTCATCGCGATCCACCCCCTCGGAGATGAGCAATGCCTGCAACGATTCGAAATATTGTTGATGACGCTCAGGAACTCGTTGGTGAGGTTTCCGGTCCTGGTGTGCAAATGTACTCGGATGATCGCATGTTCGCGGATGCCATCCGGGCGTTCAATATGCTCTACAAGAAATACAACTGGCGTCACTACTGTAATTGGGTCCAGTTGACGCTCGACGGTGTGAAGGGCATACCTACGACCAACGAGCTAGAGTCTGTACTAGACTTCGAGGACATCATTGCGGTACGTCGGGATGGTGCCCACGCGAATCTGAGCATTGCGCCGCGGTCTATAAGCCCGTTTCAGGGGGACATGCTGTCAGGATCAGGTCCGGTGTATTGGAACAGTCTCAATGTGCTTGACCCAGACTATGCCCTGAAGCGTATCTACATACTGCCAAGGACTTCTACTGGCAAGATCAATGTGTTCGCCAAGTTCTACCCAATTCTTCGTGATGCTTGGGACTGGCAGGACACAATGTATCTGGATCGTGACATGTTGGTCTATGGTACGGCTTGGGCTACGCTAGCTACAGACGATCTGAATGCTGCGGCTGCCGATATGACGAAGAACATGATGGAGATGCGATACAAGGACATTCAACAGCAACTGTCGTCGTTCGAGATTACGTTCGGCTCCGGTGGTCGTTCCGGCATACCGAACGAATGGGTAATCGGCAACGTTGGGTGAGTCAAACACCCATTTTCATGAGTGCATGCACCATGTCCGCACTGTTCCCAAAGACGTTTCAGCACAAGACGCCAGCGTCAAAGCTCCTGGACCTATCGCTCAGGAACTTTGGCGGAGGGCTGAATGCTGTCGATGACGACTTCAGTATGGAGCCTAAGTATGCCGTAACGTTGAAGAACTATCGGCGCACTCCGTCTGGTGGTCAGCAAGTACGTTTTGGTAGTAACTGGTTCACTGATTTGACCGGCATCGTGACCGGCACAATCATGGACATGACGTATTTCAATGGTCGTCTGATCGTTGTGACGACGACTGGCCAGATAGCTTCGGTGCAGCCTAATGGTGTCGCCAATGCGATCTGGAGTTCGACGATAGCGGCTACATTGCCTGGGGCTCCAGGTGGCTGGGGTGCTGCCTTTGTCGCGGTTAGCTTCGTGCCATTCAAGGACCAGCTTATCATCCATAATGGAGTTGATAAGCCAATCAGCATCGACAAAGTGTTTCACGTCACGTACTTGCAGGACTTGGCCACTGGCAGTAACGTGAACACGCCAATAGGCAAATACGGATGCGTTGCGCAGAATTACCATTGCGTTGCTGGGATTGTGAACCAGCCAACGACCATCTACATATCGGCAGTGGGCACTTCTGGTGTGTTTCCTGGCGATCCGGTGCCGAACGACTCGATTTCTATTGACGTGGGAGCGTACTCGCCGCAAGGTGCCGCTGCCATTCGCGGTCTTGCTGGTTTTCGTAGCTATCTGCTCATATTCTTTCAGGGTCAAACGCTGCTCGTTCTGCTTGGGAACTACGATTCGGGAGGTACTCACAAGCCACAGTTTCCTGATACGCTACCGAAATTCGGTCTTTTGGGTCATCGCTGTGTGACTCAAGTTGAACACGACATGATCTTTACTGGCCTCGATGGGTTCAGTGATGCGAAACGTAATCTGTTCAGTGGCAACGTTACCAGCGATCATGTCAGTGACCGTATTGAGCCATTTTACCGAAACGTAACAGGTAATCTGACGGATGCGCAGCAGCAGAACAACTGCTTCCTGATCCATGATCCGCTGTGGCATGATACGATTTTGTTCAATCCGTCTGGACGTGCTTTTGTGCATACCGGGAGCGAGAACCTACACTATAGTTCGTGGTCCGAGTACGACTTTCCGACGCTGTGGACGTGTGCATGCACTACGTTCCTTGGACGTGTGTTTTACGGTGCTGGTATGCGAATATTCCAGCATGGCAATCCTGTGTTCCTGGGAGAGAACTGGAACGCGGATCGCATGAATGACAGAGATGCTAATTGGGCACCCAGCACAGCGTATGTGGTCAATAAGATCATTCGAGATACTGTCAATAACATATCGTACACATGCATGCAGGCACATACAAGCGGCACAACTACGATGGCGGCTGACGTTGCTGCATTCCCTGGTTATTGGGCGGTATACAATGGCATTCCGATCCAGTTCGAAATGGAGTTACCGTGGCTCTCGGGCAAAGACCCGATGAAGTCTAAACACTTGCGGTTCATTAGTATCGGAACAGTGGGTTCGGCCGAGTACACAGTAGAGGCGTATGTGGATGGGTTGTATAAGGACGATACTGGCATTGTGCGGTTTGGTCCTGCGCTGTCGATGAAATTCATTGGAGGCGGAACGCTTGGCGCAGGTTACAATGATGGGCCGATGGGTGGTGGCAGGCGTGGAGACGATCCTAGACTGTGGGGCTCTCCGGTCAAGTTCAAGTTGCTGAAATTGAGAGTCGTCGGAACAACCACGAAGCCTCTCCAAGTCCTCAGCGCATCGTTCCTGTACTCTCGTGGTAGGTATAAACGTTAGCTCCCCGATCGTGGTCGAGGAGAACGTTTGACTCAAACAGCCATTCGTGAGGTAGGTCCATGACACTTACATACACCAAGAACTATCGGTTCCCAAAGACCGACTTCATGTCTGAGCCTTGGATTCAGGGCATCTGGGACTCGTTCGATGCTATCGATTCCTTGATGTACGGTCAGGCGGCGAGCAATGGCACGTCGATATGGCAGAACTCGTACCAGTACAATCTGGGCCTTCAGGTAATTGATTCAGTCGATAGCTCGACATGGGTGTGCGTAACTTCGCATACGAGTGCTGCATCGCCGACGACGTTTGCGCAGGATCGAGCGGCTCATCCGACATACTGGAATGCAATCATGCTCTCGTTCAAAGTGCGAGGGCAGTGGCTGAACAATACTGCGTACAACCCTGGTGATATGGTGTACGACACAACGGCAGGTCGGAACATTCAGGCAGTATGTGCGACCAAGCATGTCAGCAATGCTGCTGGTACGATCAATGACGATGCTGCCTATTGGGGATTCACATACAACAGCTTATCGCCTCAGACGGCCTCTGGCATTGGCTACAGCAATGCAGTAAGCCATCTGGTGGCTACCAATGTGCAAACTGCTATTGACGAAGTTGTTGTTGGTTCTAATGCATCTCCTGCAATGGACGGTATTGCTACGGCGGGCGTGTTGCAAAAGCTCTCGCGTGGCGACCATGTACATCCAACTGATACATCGCGAGCGCCACTGAATAGTCCTGCGTTTACTGGTGTACCGACAGCACCTACAGTAGCGTCGATGATAGATGCCACAACAAAGCTAGCCACGACTGCATTTGTGCAAAATGCTATAGTAAACGTGACCGGCGGCGGGAGTATACCTCCACCTAGCGGCGCTATGCCGTTGATGGATGCGACGCCAGGCGTTGTAGGAGTGTCGCCATCCTATACGCGTGAGGATCATGTCCATCCGACCGATACGTCAAGGTATGCTGCAAGTAATCCACTTGGTTATCAGACAGCGGCGCAAGTAACTGCGGCGATGCCTGTGGTTGCAACTGTTGCGCCAGTAATGGACGGTGTTGCAACGATTGGAGCGAGTGGAAAATGGGCAGACGGAGCGCATATTCATCCAAGTGACACGTCGCGGGTGGCCAAGGCCGGCGATACCATGACCGGGGCGCTGTCGATCAACATCGCAGGCAACAACAGTGTACTTACATTGACACGACCGGCAGGGTTCGGTGCCGATCTGTACGGGCAAACCGGCGCCAGCGTAAGATGGCTGATGCGATTGGGCGACACCACTGCCGAAACCGGCGCTAATGCTGGCAGCAACTTTGTGCTTTATCGCGCCAGCGATGCCGGGGCACTTATCGATTCGCCGTTGAGCATCAATCGAGCAACTGCGCTGGTAACAGTCGCATACAATCTCTCAGCCAACAACGTCACGGGCGGCAACATCACAGCGAACTTCAACGGCTACAAGCCAGGTGGCGGCGCATGGGCTGACAGTTCCGACATTCGCATCAAAAACGTGCAAGGCGAGTACAAGCGTGGCCTCGACGATATTGCCAAATTGCAACCTGTTATCTACACATACAAAGGCAATGACACGCAGGACGCACCGGATGCCACGAAGACAGTACCTTATCCAAACAGCAGTCATGCTCAATCGGCGGCTGATGAACGAAAATTTGCTGGTTTGATTGCGCAAGAAGTCGAGACCGCGCTCCCGGAAATGGTCACGCTGACCAGTGCCTACATTGACGGTGTGCCGGTCGATGATATGCGTGTACTCGACACTACGCCGCTGATTTTCGCACTGGTGAATGCGGTGAAGGAATTGAAGGCGCGTATCGAAGTGCTAGAATCTGTTTGAGTCAAACTTCATTCTCGCGAAGGCGGGAAACAGGGCTGCGGACATGACTATTCTCGCCGGTTCAACGGTGATCATTGTCCTGCATGGCTTGGCGGGAGAGGAGATTGACATCAATGCACCATCGATCACTAGCATGCGTGCGGCGCCGTCGAGCAAGAGCAACAAACATTTCACCGAGGGGGTTCGTTGCATGGTCAGCACTTCAGACGGCAAATACGTGACGGTAACAGAGACTTGTGACGAAATACGCCGGGCTATTGAGCAGACCAAACACAGGTAAGTGAGATGCCGTCAAGAACACGAGACAAGAGCACTACCTTACGGCGCTATGGGATGGGTGACATTCCATACATAGTCGAGGTTGCTGTGCGCGAAGTGCCAAAACTTCAGAACTACGCTGGAGTGGTTGTTGATCGCAGTCGTGTCACGACCCTGTTGGAGCAGAACGTCAATAACGATGGTTACTTCGTGACGTTTCTGTTGGTGAACGACGTAGGGGAGATAGTTGGTGGCATCGGTGCCTACTGCGTGACGATGGCATTCTCGTGGGATCGAGCAACAAACGATGTGTTTTTCTTCATACTGCCGGAGTGGCGTACGCTGCCTAATGCCTTGAAGCTCATGCGCGCGTACCTTAATTGGGCACTCGCGCGCAAGGCGACAATCATAGGAGCGACGTATACCGGAGGAGGGAACGATGAAGGAATGGATAGGCTGATCAAGAGCATCGGTTTTGAGTCAATAGGGAAACTGTACCACTACCGTCCCCGCCTTCGCGAGGACAAGCAGAGGAGCAAATGAAATGTCGTCACCCAGCATGCCTCCAGACAATAGCGTACAGGTCGAGCAAATGCAGGAAGCGGCTGCACAGAAGGCACAAGATGCAGCTACTGCAAAGGCGGCACAAGACAAGGCCGATCTGTTGGCTCTCCGTACTAGCTCAGCAGCGGGCGGTACTGCGTCTGCCAGAGACTACTTCCAGCAGCAGGGTCTTGACCCTGGACAATACGCAACCGACATCGATTCGCAAATTTCCAGTATCCTTGCTGGCATTTCGCCGACCGATCCGAATCCTGGCGCAGCATTCCAGGACGTTGGTGCGCGCATCTATAACACAGAGACTTCTGGCGCCCAGGCCAAAGCAAATGCGCAACTCGACAAGTTGTTCCCTGGGAACTTCGATACAACACGCGTCAACATGCAGACCATCAGTCCATACACGACAGGTATCGATGCTGAACAACGCCAGAGCGCAGATGCAATCATTCAAAACATGCTCTCGCGTGGTGTCATCACCCCATCGGGACAGACAGCGGCTGAAGCGGAACTTGACCGTCAGAACCCTGGCGTGCTGGCGAAGCTGAACGAAATCGGCACCACCACAGTTGCTGGCGAGCAGCAGAGCCTACGCGACATTGCGAATCAGGGACGTACAGCGGCATCCACGCTCAAGCTCGGCGACAACTTCGACCCGAACACGTATGGCAGCAGTGCGGATACGCAGTTTAACGACTTCATTACGAACCTCGGCACGACACTGCGAGGCAAGATCGGCTCCGGCAATCTGTTCAACACCGCTGGGCTGGCTGCAATCGCCGGTGCTGGCCAGGGCGCGCAGAACCTGCCGTTCGATCCTACAGCACAGGCTGGCGTCGTCGATCCAAATGCTCAGGCGAATCAGAACAAAGACTCGCAACTCGTGTTCTGAGTCTACCGTTAGCGTTTGACTCAAACAGGAGGACGCCATGTCTGGTCCATCAGTCGGTGGAGGGGGTCGCGGTGATCCCTTCGGCAATATCTTTGGCAGCGGTGGAGGGGACAAGCAGGTGTATCCGCCTGCCCCTCCTGGATACAAGTACGTCGATCTGAGCATTCCGCAAGCGCCTCCTGGGTACAGCGTTGCAAAGATGTCCAGCATCGCGAACAACCAATCGATCCCTGCGCCCGCATATGGAGTGCAGGGCGGCGGCGCGTACGGTGGCAACGCTGGACTGTACGGCAGAGGTACAGGTGCGCGTACATCGTATCAGTTCAATGCACATTCGGCAGAAGGCATTAGGGAGCGACTACAAGCAGAGCAAATGGCAAAGCAGGTACGTGCTAATCAATACGCCGAACTGCAAGGGCTGGCTCCTCCATATCCAGTGTCGGGCCAGCAGGGTGCGGCTCCTGGCATGGCTGCTAACCAATACGGTGGTGGTCAGGGTTACAGACCGCCGCCGTCTGCGATGATTTCTGGTACGCCTTGGGCTACAGTCAATCCGGGCGCAGGCAATACGACACCGTTCCATATGCCAGGCGATCCTCTGGCTCCTCCTGTGGCAGGGCCTGCGGGTGCTCCTTCCGTTTTGAATCCCATGGTCCCGTCCGGTGGGTCTGCTAAGCCTGCTGCACCTGTCGATCCTAACAAGGGTGGTATAGTAACGCTATCGAACGGAGGGCAGGCATTGCAAATACCAGGGATGGATCATCTCATCCCACTGAAGATGACAGCATCTGGCCCTGTTCCGCAATTCACGCATCCTAAATTCTCACCGGAGGGAGCGGCTGAGCGTATCGCTGTTCAGAAGTTCGTCGGTGGACTGAACCTTGAAGCTACGACCAATGCACTGAATCCGCCTGTTGCTGCGCCTCCTCCTGTTGCTATGCCGCCTCCTCCTCGCGGTGCGCCTCCTGCTGCGAACAATGCGCCTCCTGTGGGGACAAACCAGCCTCCCGCAGGTGCTCCTGCTGCTGCACCGGAACAGTCACTTATCCAAAGGTTCATACCTGATGTACTATGGAAGATGGGAAGTGGCGCATACGAAGCCTTGACAGGACCGCCTGTGCTTCAGTCTCAGGGTGCTGGGACGGGGCCTAGCGGGATAGTTGCTCCCAATGCGCCAACTGCTCCAAATCCGTCAGCCCCTCCTGTGTCAGCCCAGCAATACGATCCGATAAACAACGGCCAAGAAGAGGATCAGTGACATGGCAGAGATTATGGGAGCACTGGTCGGCCTGGTCGGTGCAGGTCTACAGGCTAGCGCGCAGGCTCAGGAGCAGACAATTCAGCTTGCGCAACTACAGTTTCAGAAGCAACAGGCTGCGAAGAACCAGCGTTTTGCCGCAGCGACACGTACTGATGCCTATGGCAATACGCAGCGTTACAATGCAGCTACAAACACTTGGGAGACTGATCTAACACCAACACAGAGGGCGATTGTTGGTGCAGGCGAACAGGAGCAACTGAAGAAGCTAACCGAGGACGCCACTCGCAATAGGCTCATTCTCGAAGAACAGCGCCAACGCGGTCTGCAAGCCGTTCCTGACTACAACAAGGCACTTGCAGGCTTCCGGTACGATCAAGCACCAAGCCGCGGAGCCGACGAGAATCAGCTATATACGCTGATGTCGTTGGCGAGTCAGGATGTCATCGGAGGAGATAGGCAAGCCATTGGACGAACGATGCTCCGCCAGGGCCGTGGTGCAGACTATGCAACAGCTATCAAGGCACTGGACGATGCTCAGGGTCAGAGTGTTGGTCCGAACCTGCTGAGTGCTTACGAGAAGTCAATTCCGCAGTTTGCGCAAGATGTTGCACAACGCCAGAACTACTACTTGCCACGGCTTCAGGCATTGCAACAAATGATGGCAGGTGGTTCGTCCAGTGCGCCGTCTCCGTATTCGACAGTGCCACAGGAACTCAATGCAATTGAAGGTCAACAAGCTGCTGCAATTCAGTCAGCCAATCAGTCAGGAGCGGCTGCGGTCGGTGGAGCATACAACGAACTTGCCAAAGCCTATGGTCAGTCACCAAACCTAAGTGGTGTTGCGTCAGCACTAGCTGGGTTGGGCAAAGGCGGAGGCAAAGGTTCGCAACCCCAATATGGACTAGTGCAGGATCAGCCAGGAACCACCCCAGGTGTAGGCTATGTCGATCAGTCTGGAGGAGGAGGAATGGCACCGTACTCTCCACCACTATACGACCCAAACCCTGGCTTTACCAACTTCCAGCAGAAAGGCGACACCTACGGGAGCACGCAATACGATCCAGCCTCGCCGTGGAGTTCGTCATGGAACGATTCTGGTGGTGGCGGCGACTGGAGCAGCTTCGCCTAGCTCCATTCCCTGTTTGACTCAAACGGACCCTCGATCGCAGTCGAGGGCAGGAGGTAGACCATGCCAATCGTATCCAAGGCGCAGCAACGGTACATGTTCGCGCATCAGAACGATCGGAGTCAAATGGGCGCTGTTGCTCGTGACTTCATACGGAAGACGCCGGAAGGAGCATACAAGAGACTACCGGATCGTGCAACTCCTCCGACAAGACCAGACTACAGAGTGCATGTACTGAATAACATTCTGAACCAACTGAACCAGGAGTAGAAGCCATGACAATGATGCCCCCCGGAGGAGGAATGCCCCCACGAGGAATGCCACCCGCAGGTGGTCCGCCAGTCGGTGGGATGCCTGGTGGTGGTGGTGGCTTAGCAGCAACTGCCCAGCCTATCGTGCAGATGATCATGAAGATGCTACCGCCGCAACTGGTGCAGCAAATTGCAACCAATCCAGCGATCATCCCGCAGATCATTCAGAAATTCATGCCTATGGTGCTTGGTGGCATGATGCCTCGCGGCGGTGGAGCGCCAGGTGGCATGCCCCCAGGAGCAGGTGGTATGCCCCCAATGCCTCCAAGAGGTATGCCACCCGGCATGCCGAGGCGTGGTCCTCCTATGGGCGGCGTACCACCTGCTGCGTTCAGTGGCAATGGACCGCCCCAGCCGTCGTCGCAAGGATCAATCGAGCCTATGTCTACGGAAGAGGAACTTGCAGAGGCGCAGCAGAACATGGGTTCGAAGAAGAAGGCATACTAGTTCCACACCTTCGTGAGGACAGGCTGTTTGACTCAAACACGGGGCAACTCCGATGGCTGAAGACGATGACTACACGGACGATACTGACAACAACAACCTTGAGGAGTTGAACAACCTTGCCATCGACGAGCAACAGCCTGGATTAGTAGCGCCTATTCCTGCAGTTGATCCTCTGCCGTTGCCTCCAGAGGATCAACACATTCCATTGGGTCATGCAGTCGCACTGGCGTCGCCTCCTGCTGATGAAGGCCCCCCTGTGGCTACCATTGGCATGTCGCCGTTACCTCCGCAGCCTGTGCAGGAAGAGCCTGTGCAGGGAGCGCCTGTGCCGCTGCCTGTTATTCCGTCCGCACCGACCCTGGCCGAACTGTCACCGCTATCTGCCGGTCCTGGCTATAGGGCACCAGCCTCGGCCGTTCAACAGCCTGTGCAGTATGGTCCGTCATCTGTCGCAGCGCAGGTGGACCCTTACCAATACCTGCTCAACAAAGGCCAAGGACTCAGTTCGCACAATCTCAATCCTGTATTTGCCAGCAGACTTTCGCAGGCTATTCAGGCTGCGGAGGCTGCCACAGGTTCCAAAGCGACTCTGACTGATCTGTATCGTTCGCCAGAGACTCAGGCGCAATACTATGCAAACTATACAGGTCGCTCTGTCTCCTTCGGTGGCGTTCGTTATTCACCACAGGGTCAAGGTGGACTAGCAGCAGCACCTGGTACTAGCCGACATGAGCGAGGTACTGCGGCGGATGTCTCGCACGGCCCGGTGCTTGACTGGCTGCACCAGCATGCTGGTCAGTTTGGCCTGGAGTTCTTGAAGGGCAGTGCGTATGCTAGAGACCCTGTGCATGTTCAACTAGCAGGTGGCGGCGGCAGGGGACAGCCTTCCGATCAGCAGCCTTTTGCAGAACCATCAAATGTAGCCGGTCCTGGCTATCGTGCGCCTGCGTCGTCCATTCGGTCATCTGCTCAACCGTCCTTCGAGGGCGTGCCTGTCCAGACCTTAGCGCAGGCGCGACAGGCTAAGTTCGGTACTGAACTTCAAAACCCGAACGTACGTAGGCTACTTGCAGCTTCGACGCAGGCCGAAGTCGGTGGACAAGGACCACAGGCGGAGCAGGCTTATATCGAGTCTGTAATGAATCGTGCGCTATCCCGAGGCTACTCACTGACCAGGGCTATCCAAGACTCTAGGTACTATCCTCAATCGACTATGAGCCAACTCGGTCATGGCTACGGACCCGACATTCAAGGCCGTATCAACAACCTTGCCACCAACGCACTACAAGGATCAAACGTTAGTAACTTCGCTACTGGAAACGAGAGTGGTCGTAATCGCTCCGGCGGTGCGAATATTGCATTCAATCCGGGAACTGGCGAACGTTTTGTGCATGAACTCAAAGACCTCAAGTGGATCAACAGCTTGGGCGCTTACACACCGCAGATGCGTGATGTAGGCACTACGCAGCCTCGCGGTCGTCAATATGCAATGCTCGACACAGGTATTAGGTCGGATGCGAGCCCTGAGCCGTACGAAGGTGCGCAGTATGCTGAAATCAACCCGAGCGAAATGTCAGACGCAAGCCCAGACGTTGGCGAAGAAGATCAGACTCCGTACCAGATGGCACAAGCACTATCCCCGCCTTCGCGAGGATTTGGTTTGAGTCAAACACTCTCTCAGCCGAACATCGAGACGCAGAATCTGCAAGACTATGTGAAGAGCTTAAACCTGCCTGCATCGCCGGTGAACTTGCAACCTTCTTCGATTCCTGCTCAGGTTCCTAACTTTGCTGGCATGGCGCCTCCGTTCCATTCAGTCACGGTGACTGGTGCCGACGGCAATCCGCAGACGATCAACGTCATGGACGCAATGGTCGATCCTACGATTGGCATGTCTAAGGGCGCCTTCATGGCACCGGAGGCATTGGACAGGATGCGTCGAGGCTTGACACCGACGTATGAAGAGACGACGGCACCGAACTTCACAGACGAAGAACTGCATTCGATGTCGCATGAGGCCCAGAAGCTGTTCAGCAAACCTGGTATGCCATATGCGCGGCGACCACTGACCGCAGGCGAGATGGCTGCAATAGCCACTCTGGGACTGCCTATTCGTGCGGCTCAAGGCTTTTACCATGGAGCGGAAGAGGCTCAAAATACTGCTATGGACGTTGGAGGCAACCCGTACGCACATGGGCCAGTCGGTGACTTCAATGATACTGTAGGGTCGTCTGTCCCGACGCAGGATAGCACATGGCTTGGCAAGGCGCTTGGCATCGGGCCGATGGGCTATTCTTCTTTGCCAGAGGATCGAGCCGCAGCAGCCGCGACGGAAGCAGCTATGAATGTCGTAGGTGCAAGATTCCCGTCCGCTACGATGGAAACGCATGCACTCGGTATGGGTGGTGGTGGAAAATTCCGATACCCGATAGACCCTGAGACTGGACGATTTGTCCCGCATGATCTGCCTGTACGTCCAAGAGACCCCGAAACTGGACAGTTCCTTCCCGACGAAGCTATCGAAGCACCTCCTACACAGACTGTCGAACCTGGCAAGACCGGCCTGAGCCCCGTAGGTCAGCTACTTGCTGAACGTGAAGCTGCAAAGCCCGAACTGCCACCTGCACCGGAGGCAGCAGTAGCCCCTGAGCCCAAACTGCCGCCTGCGCCACAACTTGCGCCGCCCAAAAACCGCAGGATGGCTGGCACAAACCTTCGTGGGCTCGGACTCAATCCGCGAGCAGTAGCCGCTAGGAAGGCTGCTGAAGAAGCTGCTGCGGCTGCGAAGAGCCCCATCGACGAACTGAATGCACTGAAGGAGAAGCTGCCGGAACTGAGCGACATAAAGCCTGGGGCTCCTGGGTCTGTAGCACCTTTACCGCCTGCGGCAGCAACCGCGCCTAGGAAGGCACCGCGAGTTCCTATCGTAGCGAAGCCGGGCACTGTTGGTCCTGCTGCGCATGCACCTGCGCCCATCAATGCAGAAATCGTACCGCCTCCTGCACCGGCATGGCCGCCTCCTGGCTATGTCGAGGTAGACCCTGAAATGGTACGACAGTCGCAGTTGCAGCCTCCCCCTGCACCTACGCCTCCTGCTGCGCCAGCACCTACGTCCGTACCGACAACTCCCCGTGTGAGTCAAACACCGCCTGCACCCGCTGGGCCGCAAATTCCCCAAACGGCAGTCGGGAACGTTCCTATTCCAGACTATCCGGCGACTTCGTTCAGCCCTATCAGTTATGCACGTATGGCCGATGACCAGACCGCCCCGATCACGAGTTATTACAGAAAGTCAGGTGCAAGCTATGAAGCCCTCCAGAGACTCAAGGAGATTCTTCGGCTCCATACAGGAGGACAGGCATCTGCTATTGCAAGGGCAGCAGCAGAGAATGGCCATGCCCTAACTCCAGCTGTTAACTTCCACGTCGATACATCGTTGTCAGAGATTGCACGATATGCGAAGCACAACCCAGACTTTAATGACTATTTGCATGCAGGGGATACGCTTGATGAACTGCAAGCAATGCAGCGTAATCTATCCAATAGAAACAATCCACAACAGCAAGGGCTATTCTCTGGTTTGCCATCGACTACAAAGGCTGGCCCAATGACTCTGCACGGCTATACCGAAGCCGACTTGCAGAAATACATACGAGATGCAGAACAGCTAAACCCAGACTTCGCACGAGTCGGTGAATTGTATCGTGCGAACATACGAGAAACGCGGCGTGCCATGGCTGAAGGTGAATATGCAACCATGACAAGCAAGAACCATGCAGACGCGAATGCCCTCAATCCTAATGAGGTTCCGCAACACCGTCGAGACAGGAGCCGAGGGCGAGTCGATGCCGAAGGTCAGCCTATCAAGCGGCCTGATCCTATTGCGGCTGCGATTGATTTCATCCACAGAGCTATCCGTAAGCGACTGACCAATGAGGCTGTGGGTCAGACAATCCATGCCCTTCACAACAATCCTGGTAGTCGTGGCATGTTCAGGCCAATCACATCAGCAGAACTGAGGCAATCCCCTCATCTGCTCTCGCGTGTGGTGACGTTCAGGCGTCGCGGTCAGTACGAGCACTGGCTAGCAAATAGCCAAACAATGGCAGACCTACTCAAAATGGACCCGTACCATTTCGCATCTCATTCAGGTACGCACATGCTGGATGCTGCCAGACGCTTGCAAGTGGCTAACACCACCGGCTTGATGGCGCCTTGGTTTGCGAAGACCGATGCAGATCGCAACTGGCTCATTGGACAGATGACAGTAGGAGCCGCAAACAAAGGCATGGGGCCTGGACGGATAATTCCGAAAATGGTCATGGGCAGAAAACTTGGCTTCATTCCAGTTCCAGCGTTCCCCCGCAGACCGCCTAGCCGTTACGGAATAAGACAAACCCTGGGACTTACCGGCTTTCCGCTTGGACCTGGTACGTTGCCATGGGCGGCCGCGTCACAACTCGTTCCAAGACTGGCGAAGCATGCAGCATTCTCGCTTAATGCAACAAGCGGTCACTGGATGAGGCGTGCGTTTGGCAATAAGGTGGCAGATCATCTAGCTACAGTACTAGCCGGTGCGTACCATCGCAGCACCCTCGCTCAGCTAGAAGCTAGAGGTACGCACAGTGGCGGTTTGATGCGTGCCGGAGAGAATCGACAGTTACAGAACAGCTACATAGATCAGGCAATCGCGCGGTCGAAAGCGGCAATACCTGGATTGGACACATCACTCTCAGGTGCAAGAAATGTGATCAACGCAGTGCATAGCATGCCGCAGTTCGCGTACATACAGCGCAATCTGAAGCATGTAGCGCGGCAGATTAGGAAGGAGATGGGTCCAAACGCAACGCACGAACAGGTGATGGAAGAGACACTTAATCGCTTACATCTAGAAGCGAACGACATGGCAGGTGATCCGCTGATTACAGGACGTGCCTACACACCTAGCGGTAGCAAAATCAGGTACGATCCTGGAGCGCAAGTAACCGGCTTCAAGAGATTTGCAGCATTGACAGCCGGGAAAATTGCTGAACACGGGTGGGTAGGGCTTAATGAATTCTTGCGCCACATGGCTTCTTGGCACAACATGACGATGCAAGGTGCCAAGCGGTTTCCGGCTGCGTTTGTGAAGAACCCGACTGAGTTCCTGGCCAGGGCATTCACGTACGGCGCGGTCCCGTCTGCGCTTTCCTATTGGTACAACACCAGTTTGGGAACAGACCCGCAAGGCATTCCATACGTTGACCATATGATGAATGGTAGAACTGAGTACAGGAAAGCTATGTATCATTACTTGGGCATCAAGGGGCTTCCTGCTTGGATGGGTCTTGAGTACCCGTCATTTCAGGAACTCATACCGATGAAGATGATGGTAGAGGCCGGAATGGACCATCTATATGGAAAGAACATCTGGACCATGGGGCAGGATGCTCAGGCCGCACTAACATCAACCCTGGACAATGCAGTGCTTCCTCCATTGCATCCTCTGATGCAGGCTGTGTTTGAAGCTGCCGGCGTTGCAGCACCTGCAAACTATGGAGGGCTATGGCCGTTGAACAGGATGTTCGGCGGGATGCTTGGACAGAACACTGGAAATGTCGATCTTGGCGGTGAAGTGTACGTACGCAGAGGCGACAAGTACATTGACCAAAACCGACCTGTATCGCAAATAATGTCAAGCACGTTCAGAGCCATCGCTGCTGCCTCAGCCGATATGCTATTGGCAGGCTACGCTGCTGCCGCGCATACAGATGGCAGCCTGACAGATGCACTTGAGAATGCAGCTAAGGCGACAGGGAAGTTGGTCTTGAGACGCACGCCGGAGGTTGGAAACCTTTTGGGCTACGACAATCCTCTATCCAACAACACGCGCGTTACGGCTGAGATGATGGCTCGTCGAAATGCTGTTGATAGAATCAACAACTACTTCAATGCCTATGGCGTCACTGGAGTAGGTCATATCGGTCATGCCAAACCGATCAGTAAAAGCGGTGAGATGATGGCAACAGCAAAACTTGGTCAGCCTTTGCCACCAGAGCCAATGGGACTTAACGAGCCACCACCGACTAATCCGCTGTATCTAAAGTTCATCCAATTCCTGCACGCTCGTACGGAATCCGACTCGCTTGAGAAGGGCGGTATGGGCTATAAGTCACTCTGGAGGCGATACAATGATGCCGGTGCAGATGTGCGCACGCTGTTCAACATCGACCCAGGCAATCAGACGCAGTGGGAAGCACTACTCCAGACGCGTCCTTCAGCCGTGAGACTGCTACAGAACACAGGCGTGGACATGAAGAACCCCACAGCGGTAAGGAGCTATCTCGTTCATGAGCAACAACGTGCTGCGCGTGCAATAAATGATGCTATCACTAGCGTCGAACGCGACATGTCCAAAGCATACGGAAGGCCAATCAAGATAGAAGACCTCGATCCGTACAATGCACCGAACATGACAGATGCGGCCAATGCGCGATACATAGATCGCCTGCAACAGGGACAAGGACAAGGCCCATGAAAGACGAAGACTGGCAAGTCAAGATCACACGCTTCATGATCGAAGGCGGTACGCAGGGACGAAGGCAGTCCGACATCATCAAGAAAGCTGGCGGCAACATACGCGACGGTGATGTGATAGCCTTCCTGCGTACACTCGCCGCAGACAAAAAGGCCCAGAAGTTTATACTTCCGGGCCAGATCGCTCAATGGCGTGCTACTCGCGAGATTGAGAAGCTGCACTAAACCATGGGATTTTGCTCTAGGCAACGAAGATACGCTTCCCATCGCTTGGCGTCGTCCTTCTCGAATAGATCGGGCTGGCAACACGAGAAGTCCGGGCAGCATTCGTCGTCAATTAGATTGTGGTACGGTGCTCCCATGGCCCATTTCAGGGTTTGGGCCTTTACTCGTTCCTGATAGCTCATGGGGATTTCTTGAGCGCCGTCCGCAGCTGTTCGATCTCAGCCTCCAGCACAGCAATGTAGTCGATCTCAGCCTCCAGCGCAGCAATGTAGTCGATGAGCCTGTTGATGTTAGCGTCTGCATCCATCCTTCCTCTCCGTCTGTTTGACTCAAACGCCACAACCATGCCAATACAAGGTAGCGGCAGAATGTAGAGCTTGCGTGCGCTCCGATCCCAGAACGCACCAATCCACAAATCATACCAAGCGAAAATTGGTCTGATCGTCATAGCTCGATACTCTTCATGTTACTCCATCGGTGCAGACCCTTGGCGTCCTCGACAAACCGTTTCGTCTTCTCGTCCCAGCTTGTCGGGTATGAAATCTTGCAGTCTGCACCGATGGACAATGGTTCAGCCGGCCTCCGACCCCAAGCATCCTGAATGAGTAGCGGGCTCTCCGCGTACTTCTTCAGGATGCGCAAGGCCACTTTGGCATACTTCGTCTCAGCAATGCCAACCAGATTGTCATGTACATTGATGGCGACACGCGCATGACCCTTCGGCCAATCATCATCCTCCTCTGCCTGATACCATACCTGCACAACCTTATCCCCGATTGTGCTCTGGGGATAGAACGCCACAACCGACTTGGAGACTTCATCATCGACAGGCTGCAACACCCTGAACCTCCTTCCAAGTGCATTGAACAGCATTCGCTCCTTCTTGAATACCCTTTCCTCCTCCGCCCACCAGTCCTGCAACTCTGGCGTAATCTTGTGGTACAGCATGAATGCCCGTGCAGCAGTGTGATATGGTAGACCAGTCACTTCAGACAACTTGAACCGCTCCATGCGATAGTTCAGTCCATGCCGACAACGCTTCGATATGTAGCGCATCGTCGGATGGTTGTCTTCGTCCCAATCCTTTGTCGGCACCTGGGCATATGGCACACTGAACATCTCTGACGCCAGCGCACGATGACAGTCGTAGCTACCGTCACGCTTCGCCCTGGCAAACTGCTCCTTCCATTTCGGTATGTCCGCCCTGAACGACACCACCTGAGCCTCTGCCTGCGCTAGATCAAAGTATATGTATACGCATCCAGGATCAGCAATGAAGAATCCTCTGGCGCGCATCGGTTGGTTCTGAATGTTACCACCCTCTCCGTTGATTAACGCAGACGACGACAACCTTCCTGGTGCGTTCTGCACACCGAACTGCTTGAACTCGAACCTGAACCGACCATCCTTCGACTCCTTCGACTGCGCGTACGTGCCTCGGAACTTATCCTCAGTCTTGTACTTGTTGAGCGCAGCAAGCATCTCACGCTCGACAGGCCGCGTCCTTGCATGCTTCATTATGTGATCGCGATTCGTCTTATCCGTTGACAGCCCAACACCATTCAGGCTGAGCCGTCCAAAGAACAGTTCACGTAACTGCTGCCATGATGCCGGATTGGGAAAGTACGTTGTGTCATCCACACACTCATGCACAAGCCGATGGAACTCACGCTCCAGATCGTCCACGTCCTTGTCGATCTCTTGTGCAATCGCCGCCTTGACCGTGGTGTCTACTGGCAACCCATGCACAGTCGCTTGGACCAAGTGTGGCTGCGCTCGCATCACATGATCGAAGAAGAACTTGTCCAGCTTCTGGTTCTTCAGTTCGAACTGTTCTCTCTCCGCGACAGCCCAGGTGATGGCGGCATCACGACAGTTGTAGACCCAAAACTCATTGATGTCTCCGCCCTCTTTCCAGTAGTCGCCCTCGTCTTTGTAATACGGATGATTCGTATATTGGGCAGTGAGATAACCAAGATTATGCGGAAGTTGCGGATAGAGAGTGTGATGCGCAAGCAGCGTGTCAAAGTATACATGAATGCGTAGCCAATCTCGAAGCCAGCACCAATACGCATCGAATCCTCCGTTCTGTGCGATGACCTTGTGTGAGTCAAACAGCTTCTGTATCCGCATCCATATCTCACACTCCTCACGAAGCGTAAACCGATTGCGGTCAGCATCTCTGAAGTTGATACATATGGCGCGATGCGCTTCGTTTGCCAACCCCATGCATGCTGTCTCGCCATTCAATCCTTCGATGTCAGCAGCTACCGGCTTGTCGCTGCGCATCAGATCGTCCATGAACATCATCACATCACGATACCCTGGATTGATGATTGCATCCACCTCATGTGGTTTGAACTTACCTGTGATGACCTTCCCAACCTTCTGCATATCCATCATGAACGTGATTTCAGACTTAGGCTCGTGCAGCAGATACGCTGGATTGTTGGCACAGATCGCCCTGCCATGCTTACCATTCGGCAAGTCAATATCAACAACAGACCCACGCCACGAGCCTATGCCTTCCTTGTTCAGGATGGCCGACAGCGCGTAGTTACCCAGCAGCACAACCGTTTTCAGGTTCGGCAACTGCGCCAGTTCCCACCTGAGCAACTCCTGCCACTGCGCAAGCTCGTCGCGATGCACCTTGAATGCGTCATTGCTTGATGCACTGATCTGACGTTTAATGACGTTGGTTGAATACACACCGCCTTGTGCTAGCCCATACCGTGCGACATGCTTCCACAGCAGTTGACCAGACTTACCTACAAACGGCGCATTCTTCCTGACCTCAACCTCACCCAGCCCTTCACCAATAAATGCAATCTCTGCATCCTCTGGACCGCTGGATATAGCTTTCGGCTCAAGCCCAAATCCCTGCGCTATTGCAACAAACTCCTCAGCTACACTCATTTGTCTTCCTCCAAAAAAGCCTTCACGATTGCATGCGCAGCCTCAAACTCCATACGTCGCATTTGAATAGACGACGGCGGTGTCCATTGTTGACAGGCCTGCTCGATCTTAGCAGACCAGTTGCTAAACTGTTGCCGTGCTCGGTTTAATGGAGTGTCTTGTCGCATCTCGGCGATTACTTCCTCGTCACTCATTTGTCTTCCTCCAATTTGTCAGCAACTAGCTTCATCTTCACTTCGAGTTCCGCGATCGAACCATTGTTGCGAATGATTACATGTGCGTTCGGGATCATGAACGGATAGACGCGTTCCACACTATCGCGTGTGATCTGGATCAATCTATAATTGCCCAACACGCGGCAATCCAGAACGTTCGTACCGTCATCCACCACAATGTATTTAGGATTAATCACATTCTCCTTAGCCCTCGTCTGAAGCATCTTGCCCATGACGTTCGGTCCATAATTGAACCTAAGATGCGCTGCCTCTAGCCTCAAGAAGTCCCTCGGCGTCTTCCACAACAACTCCCCCATTGACTCTTCCAGTCTGATCGCACTTGCCTTTCGACCCAACAGCGCGCCAAGATACTGCCTCATGGGAGACGTGAATGAGTGATGCATAGCCAGCAGGCCCATGCTTCGCAACGCCGCTACAAGCAACGATGCGGCAAGCGTCTTCCCACTCTGTGACGGACCTGTGAAAATCACATATGTTTGACTCACACACGCTTCTCCCTTCGCAGGCCGAGCATCATGGCACGACGATCAGTAATGACAATCACCTTACTCTTGGCTCGCGTTATGGCTGTGTAAAAGTTGTTGCGGTTCAGCAGGAATGCCGACGCTGCTGATATGCAGTATATCACCTGCTCGAACTCACTGCCCTGGGACTTGTGTGTCGTGATCGCGTAGCCCAACTCGATCTGCTTGCGAGGATCGTAATTGATTACGCATCGCAGGTACGTGTTATACGTGCGAATGCTCGGCGGCACTTCGATACACCGCCCATCCTCATTCTTCAGCCACAACGTTCCATCCTCCGTATCAATTCTATCCACGCGCCCAATCTCACCATTGAACATGGACAGCGCATAGTCGTTCTTGACCCATAGAAACTTGTCATTCGCACGCACAACCAACTCGTTCTCGTGCTTGTCGAACCTCGGTAGTCGCAGCAGTTCCTTGCCTTTGTTCAACTTCACCTGTATGGATGGGTTGATGCGCAGCGTCCCGACGTTTCCCTTGCGAGTAGGCATGATGATCTGACTACTATCATCTCCGAACTCTGGATGCTTTTCCATATGCCTAATCAATGCCAACACGGGATAGTCTGTATACCAGACATCGAATCTCGGACTGCGAACTGGCACCTGTCCATGCAGTATCCGGTACGCGTTACTAACAATTTCATCGCCTGATCGAAAGTTGAACGTCAGCTTCACCGCTGGGAACTTCTCTAGCACTGTCCTGAACGGCGGATCGCCCTCCTCGACCGGGAGCAGTTGGTTGTTGTCACCAAAGAACCTGATTACGCCCTTCTTCTGAAGCGCATTTATCATTTGCCTATATAGCTCAGGCCCCACCATAGACGACTCGTCAACGAGAATGACGAACTCCTCGAATGGGTTGGCTGCGTTCCGTCTTGGCTCGTGTATGTTCTCGACTTCCTCATCGCCATCACCGAATATCGGATCACTGCCAGGCTGCGGAAACTCCAACAACTTGTGAATCGTCTTCGCTTGGATGCCGGTAAGCTCGTATATGCGCTTGGCTGCTCTGCCTGTTGGAGCGCATAGAGCAACCTTGTACCTCTTGGCTAGTTCTCGGTACACATGACCAAGCACTAGCGTCTTGCCTGTGCCTGCCCCACCCGTAACCCCTGCGATACGATTGGTCACATCGCAGCACATCTCGATTGCATGCTCCTGCTCGCCACTCAGATTCTGCTCATCGCTCATGCTATCGTCCCTTCACCACACCCGGAGGAGCATTCGGATCGAGCACTGCCGACATGTGCGCGTCCCGCTGCTGAACCTTCGTACCGTCCTTATCGACACTCTCCTTGATTATAGTCAGACGATACACGTAGAGCGTATCCTCTCGCAACGCTGCTGCGTCTGTCGTATTCGTGCAGACAAGCGCCTGTGGTGGAGCATCCCCAGCCATTGCACTATTCCAATTGGTCCCATCGCTGTACGAGAACAAGTCGCCCGGCTTCAAATCACCGAGCGTTATCTTGGTTGCTACTACTCTAGCACGCATTACGCTGCCTCCTCAGATTTCGCCTCTGCCAGGACTGCTCTTGCCGCCTGGACCACCACATTACGAGTGAACTGCGCCTGGGTAATCTTCAGCAACCTTGCCGCTTCCGTAACATCGCGCCTGTCGTCAAGCCGAATCCTGACAACGATCTGGCACACGCCTTTGATGACCGACTCCCCAAGCCGTAGCTGAATTGCCTCAACCATCTTCTCGCTCCAGGCGCAGTGTGTTCAGATACCCCACGAACGCATGATACGTATCGCGTTCACATGCTGTCTCCTTCAACAACACCATGATCGCATCCGCTTGCTGATCTATAGTTGAGTAGGAGTCACCCTTCTTTAGCGCCGCAACGATCCTGTCTCGAACCCAATTAGAATCCTCGCTCATCTTTGGCCTCTCCTCTTCCCCGCCTTCGCGAGGACATGGTTTGACTCAAACAGAGAAGGCGCTGCGGAGTCGCCCCCGCAGCGCCTGCATTACTTACCGGCGAGCGCGGGTTGCCCTACGCGCAGGCGGTGCTGTTTCCTCTTCGACTTCCGGCTCCCTTGCGCGAGCCGGTGCCGCCTCCTCAAGTGGCTCAACCGACGCAATCTCGGCACGCTTTCCAGATGCCGGATCGCGAGGGTTGACAGTCTGCCGAACCCTCAGACGGGCACGACAACCCATCCAATCGTTCGGGTCAATCGACGTAGTGTTCGCATCCAGCCCAAGGGCTTCAACGAACTTGCGCAGATTGAACAGCGCACGACGGTCTTTGCCGTCCCTCGGCTTGATTTGCCGATTCCAGAACAGGACGGCACCGTCTTCGAAGTCGTCCTGAATGTCAGCAGGAATCTCGTCGGGCAGGATGATGAACCTGACCGCGTAGTACGCATTACCCTTGGCAGACGTACCAACCTGCACGTCCTGGACTTCGCCCACGTAAATTCCGGGCGGCAGCTCTGCAGGGCGCTCAATATCAGAGAGCGACTCCTCCAGTTCGATCACGTCAAGGCTTTCGCCGTCGTCAATCATTACAATTCCTCCTGATGAGCAAGTCGGACAGCACCTGCTCACAACGGGTTTCAGATACTCACTGTCCTGAGCCGTTCGGGTTAATCTTCATGCCCTTCTTGGCCCATTCGCCATACCATCTTGCTATGGTCATCTGGCCCTTGTCAGGCAATTCCGCATTGTACTTCAACTCAAACTCTGCATCACTGCTACTCGAAAACATACGCGACTTCATTGGTCTTCGGAGACGAACCGAGCGCACCGCCAGCCTTCGATTTTCCTTGTTTGCTGACATATGCCATATCTCCGACAGACGGAATGTTACATTGTTGACCAACTGCCCTCCAAGCATGATGCTTATATGACTCACAACTTCCTTACCGTCGCGAATTTCCATTACAGGATCGGCTTCGTGCGCAGTAGCAATCAAATGTACCCCATGCTTCGCAGTTACCCTGAGCAACCCTGTCAGCACCTTCAGCATTAAGGCATTGCGAGCACCGTACGCAGACTGCCCTGGCTCCTCAACCGTCGGGATGAAACCACGTCTGCCTGCTCCAATGCCCATCTCCACCGACCGCTGCAATGCCATATACACCAACGCCGTTACTGAGTCACACACAACTGTCTTGATGTCAGTATGCTGCGAGAGTATCTGGTCTAATCCAAAAGGATTGTCGCTTTTCCCGTGCTTGAATATCTCCTCTGGTGTGAGTCCCGACAAATCAGCCACGCGAACATCAGGACGATGCGCGACTGACACATGCTCTTGGTCGCCGAACGACAGCCACAGTTTGTTTCCAGGTGCTGTTGCCGCGAAGGTGGTCTTTCCACAAGAGGATGGTCCCCATATGAGCACAGCCATTCTTCGAGGCGCTTCTGCTCCAGTCGTTACAGCAACTGGCCCTATCTTGAATGGCAATAGCGCCATAGCCTACCTCTTTCCTATAGAATCTGCCGGTATCACTATTGCTGTTTGAATCAAACTCTTCTGCATCTCCGCAATCCGTTCGAGCACCACAGCTATACGCTCAAGCCGCGCACCGATAAACATAGCCGCACCAAGGATTGCATCCACGTCACCAAGCCTTGGCGTATCCTCTTCGATTGCATGTATCGCGTCGAGCAGTTCGTCCACGACAAGCACATTCATGTCAGTCTCCCTCTGCTGCTAGCTCCGATGGGCTTGACTTCGCAGGAACCATCTCGTTCCATTGCTCGACCCTGCCATCTTGGGTGTCGCAGCAGAACGACAATAACGAACATGGCCGAAAGTATCGATTGCAAGAATGCGTATACCGAGGCGCATGCTCATAGTTGTCCTTGTACTGCTCGTACATCTCCGCCGTGTGCCTGAACCAGAACGCCCAACGCTGTAGCTGTTCGCCTGTCCTATTCGTCACCAAAGGCCACACGTCTTCGCCCTTACCCGTTGGCTTGATCTTGAGCCCCAGGATGCGTGCGTTGTAGATGTCGAACCCATACACAGACGCGGCGCATGCAAGATAGCCTGTCACCTGGTTCGACAACTGGAACGACGCCTTCCAACCTGCGTCCAGCCTCGATGCTGTCTTGTTGTCTTCGAGCGTAGAGAATCCCTTGGCGTTGTTGTACGTCAGGCCATCGAACGTCCCGATGAACCTAAACTGCTTACCGTCGTCGTACGTCAGCACCACATCGAACGTGTTTTCGATCCCAACGACGGAGTTTGGATTCTTCTTGTCCTGTACGTAGATCGGGAAGTTGGACAAGGTAGGCAAGATGGTGTCGATATACACGATACACGCCATCTCCATGTTGCCAACAGTCCTGATCTTGTCCTCTGGACTGTCCTCCCAGCCACTACTACGCAGCATCTCGAACGCAAGCACCATCATCGACTCGCGATCATTCTTCTGATCGTTCGCCTTAGCCCAGCACTTGCGCCATCTGTTTGAGTCAAACGTTTGATCGTAGTAGCTTCTCTCTTGCTTCGGCTTGCCGAACAAACGTATTGCTGTCGATAGGGCGTG